TAATTACGTTTTCTCAAGGTACTCTCCTAATAGTTATACTTATTATAATATACGTTGTTAATTCTGTCAACTAAATACTGTATAGGAGAATTACCATGGCATTCCCGTTAGGAAACAGATTAAAATCTCAGTTTAATAAAACAGTTGATCAGATTAAAAATGAAGCACAAGCCTCTGTGCAAAGCTTTGTAGGAGACAAGCTTAACATAGGAGGACCAGTTGGAAACTTGTTAGGCAAAATTGGCAGCAATGTTGTTGACGATGTGTTTGGTTCATTTGGCTTTAGTAAAAATCAACGCAGTAAAAATCTTCCGGGTTACACCAAAGGAAAAGTTAAGACTCCTACACTAGCAAGATTTAGTTCAAGTTCAACTGATTCAGACTGGCGTGTAAAGATTAGCGTTCCTCAAAAGTATAGAGAAAATTCTGCACTGCTTTCCCCGCTAAACAGTACAGGCGGACAAATGATATTTCCGTATACTCCTACAATTATTTTAAGCCATACTGCAAATTATAATAGCCTAAATCCAGTACACACAAACTATCCTTTCCAAGTATACGAAAATAGCCAAGCAGATGACATTACAGTTACAGGCGAGTTTATTGTTGAAAACGCAGAAGAAGGACAATATTGGGTAGCATGTATACATTTCTTAAGAGCTATTACTAAAATGAACTACGGAAGTGATAGTGCTGATGCAGGTGCTCCGCCAATGACTGTAAGATTAAGTGGTTACGGAGATTATGTGTTTAATAATGTTCCTTGTGTAGTAACTAACTTTACAGTTGATTTACCGAGTGACGTTGATTATATTGCAACTCCTATTTCAGGATCATCAGAAGGCTCAGCAGGCAAAGGAACTACTTGGGCACCGACACAAAGTCAAATATCAGTAACACTGCGTCCGACATATTCACGCAGAAGAGTATCAGAATTTAACTTGCAAGACTTTGTTGACGGCAAGTACGTTAACGGAAATCAAGGATTTATCTAATGGCAAGCTATTCAAATTCAAGTCCGTGGAATAAAACTAAATTCACAGCATTAGGATCTTTAGATATTCTAAGAATACGTCCTATACCTGCTGATGCAGACGATGCACAATACACAATAGAAACTCAATACACACATCGTCCAGATTTGTTGTCCTATGATTACTATGGAACACCTAAACTTTGGTGGGTGTTTGCACAACGCAACATGGACATTATTAAAGATCCTGTGTTTGATATGGTAGCAGGTACTACTATATTTTTACCGAAACCAGACAAACTTAAAAAGGTATTAGGAGTATAAATGCCTATAAACCCAAGTGAAATAATAGCTAATAAAGCACAGGCACTGGCAAACGCCACAGGCCAAAGTGTAGAAGCACTAGCACAAGGTGTTGCAGCTGAACTTCCAAATTTGGCTGTACAAGCTAGAGATAGCCTTGAGTCAGCAAAAAACTTAAGAGTATTAAATAACTCTTTTGAAATAGGAGACGTTGAGTTTGGCAACAGTGCAGTGGCAAATCTTGCTGAAGATGTTGTAAATGCAGGTGCAGGGCTATTAAACAGCGCACTAGGAAAGGGCACAGCAGCACTCGGATCGTTTATTAATGATGCACAAGACAAACTAACAGCAGCAACAGGCATTATAGACGGCGCCACAGCAGCTCTTGGGCAAGTAAGTGGCTTTGCAAATAAAGTCGGTTTACAAGATGCTCTTTCATCAAGTCAGGGTGTATCAGAAAGTAAAGTAGGTATTAATTCTCAAAACAAGAAAACAAAGCCTAAAGGCAAAAATATTACTATACAAAATCAACTAGAAAATTATGCTAGCTTTAACTGTGTATTTGAATTAGGTGCTTTAAGTGTAAACAGTATTAACAATCCAGCAGAATCCTACAGAAAAAATGGTGCAGATGTAACTATTCTTCGCTCAGGCGGCGGAGGTATAAACGAAAATCGTGTGCGAACAATCTACGAAGCACTAGGCAAAGAAGCAGGAAATTTAGAATACTTTATTGACGACTTTGAAATGAGTGCAATTGTTGCACCGTCAAGAAAGTCTGGTATTGCACCTGCCACTAAACTTAGTTTTACTGTTCATGAACCATATTCTATGGGATTATTCCTTCAAGCATTGCAAGCAGCAGCACTAGATGCAGGATTTAGAAATTACTTACAAGCACCATACTTGTTAGAACTTGACTTTGTAGGTTGGGACGACGAAGGAAATGCTGTTCCTGTTGAATACGCTAATAGAAAAATACCATTTAAATTATCAAACATTGAATTTGAAGTTGAACGTGGCGGATCTGTTTATCAAATTGAAGCATATCCGTGGAACGAAGTTGCACTATTAGACGAATATGCTAAAATACAAGATCAAATTAGTATTACAGGGCCGAGTGTACTAGAGGCTATAACAACAGGTCCTAGAAGCTTATCTGTTACAATTAACAATGCAATTGCAACGGCAGCAAATAACAAGAATCAACCAGTTAGTGACATTTATCTTGTAAGATTTCCTACATCGAGAACTAGTTTAAATTCTACAACAAATGAAGCAGCACAAGATCTTGACTCTGCTATATTACAAGAAATTGAACAAACAAGAGCAGTTAATGGTTCGCAAGCGGGCGCAGATGCAGCTAGAGAACGATCTGTTTCTACAATTAGTGATTTTTTAATCAATGCAGGTCGAGGAAGCGGCGAAGAAAGTCCTGCCGATAGAATATTAACAAACGCAATTACAGACGTTAATGCTATTGGCATGTCGAAAATGGTTTCTGTAACAAATGCAGGCGGAGATCAGCCTTTTGGTTTAGGATTGTATACTCTTGACGAGGACACTGGAATTTATAAACGTGACGGCGTTGAACTAGAAATTACAGGTGATACAAGAACTTTTAGATTTGAAAAAGGAACAAAGGTTACTAAAGTTATTGAAGAAATGATACTAGTAAGCGAGTACGGTAAGGCTGCAATGGAAGCAGCAGCATCAGACGAAGAAAGTATGATTCCTTGGTTTAGAATTGAACCGCAAGTTTATGTAATCGATGATTGGATTGTTGAAGAAGAAACAGGCAAAAAAGCAAAAGTTTGGGTATACAACGTTGTACAATATGAAGTAGCGTCGAGTACATTTACTGCACCTAACCAAGAAGTAGCAGTTAAAGAACGTGCTAAACAAGTTGTAAAAAGTTATGATTACATTTATAGCGGCGAAAACAAAGATGTACTCGGTTTTGATATAAAGTTTAATGCAGCATTCTTTACAGCTATTGCAGCAGACTTCGGTGAATTACCAGCTGGCGAACGTTCGGGTTCTGCAGAAGGAACATTTGCTCCTGAACAAGCAACACCGATGGGCACTGGCGACGGAACTAGAGGCGCTGCCGGAATTGAAGGTCAAGTTGTAACAGCTCCGACAGTGAGGAGTTTCTCTGGCGGTACTTACAATATCGACAGGGGAGCAAACTTAGCAAGAATATTTCATCAAAATTTAATTAACAGTGACGTTGATTTAATTACTGCTGATTTAGAAATATGGGGAGATCCATATTTCTTGCACGATAGTGGGATGGGCAATTATAACGCAGAAGAATCAAATACATCTGCATGTTTAACAGCAGACGGCTGTGCAGATTATCAGCGAGGACACGTTCATATTCTTGTTAACTTTAGAACGCCTATTGACTACAACAGGGACGGGTCTATGGCATTTCCTGAAGATACAGTTGCAGTGCAAGGCTTTAGCGGTTTATATAGAGTACTACAAGTACAGTCGAGTATATCAGGAAATCAATTTAAACAAACACTTAAACTTATTAGGGAAAAGAACCAGTCACTAGAAGGCGCAGCGGATCCGAACCTTCGCAGGGCACTTCAGGCTAACGCTAACGTGTCAAACTCGAACACACAAAACGACTCTCCGCCTAACGAACAAACTGGTGTAGCTAGAGACAGTTCAATTGCAGCAGCATCACGAGCAGCAGCAAGACCTCTTAGCGAAGACGGTCCTCTTAAAACAGTTTCGAGTAGTGTAAATCCTCAATTTAGAGCACAAGTTGCAGAGCTAGTAGCTGAAAATTTCCAAGCATTAATAGATGATCTAGAACAAACTTATGGGTATGAAATTAATGCAATGGGCGGTTATTCTGCTAGACGAGCAGTAGGATCGCAAAACTGGAGTTATCATGCTAGCGGCCTTGCACTTGACTTTAACTATGCAGAAAACGGAATCGTTAAACCGAGACCAGAAGATGCACCAGAACCTACAGATATGCCGTTAGACGGTACAGGTAGTGCAATGGAAGCACTTGCTGCTAAACACGGTTTAGGTTGGGGAGGCGCATGGAACAGTTTAACAGACTCGATGCACTTTTCAGCAGCAAAAAAAGAATTTGGTTATTTAGATTGGCCACGCAACGGTATTATTCCTGGAGCAGCAGAACAGCCTGCAGAAACTCTGACTGCTGAAGTTAGCGAACCTCCTGCATATGAAGACGCTATTCTAAGACAACAGAGAACTCAAGTTAGTGGAACACAAGCAGTAACACAACAGCAAGCTACTACAGCGCAAAATCAAACTGTAGCAGAACAACAAGCAGCTGGCACTCCTACTACAGCAGAACAACAGGCACTAGCTGCACAAACTGGCAATACACGATCTAGTTTTATTAGAAATACAGACTACTCCGGTTTACTCAGACCTTACTACCAGATCAATGCTCAAGATGATAGATACGACTACAATACAGGTGACAAAGTTAGAGCAATACTAGCAGCAAGGAATCAAAGATAATGGGAAGAACGAGCGACAGTAATACAAATAATGCTGCAAACAGTCCACTACTGTCTGGCATATACGAAGCAATAGTTGTAAGTCATTTAGATAGACAATACATGGGAACTCTCGAAGTTGATATTCTTAGAGGAAGTTCTAGCGGCGCATTACCAGAAAGATCTGGCACTACAATCGAAGCACGATATTTAATGCCATTCTATGGCACAACGCACCGTGACGCTGTTACACCTAATGACGGTTATAGTGCTACACAAAAAACATACGGTATGTGGATGGTTCCACCAGATGTAGGAACAAGAGTACTTGTTGTTTATGTAGAAGGTATTAGTCGTTGTTATTGGATTGGTTGTATTCCTGATCAATACATGAACTTTATGGTTCCTGATGGCAGAGCAAGTACAACACTTACAACTGAAGCTACTCCTGAAAACTTGAGAGACAAAAAACTACCAGTAGGTGAGTACAACAAAAAAGCATCAGGAGATCGTGATTTAAACGATCCTACAAGAGTACGCAAGCCTTACAACAAAGACTTTACTCAAGTACTTGAAGTTCAAGGATTGTTAGACGATGAACACAGAGGAACAACTTCTAGTAGTGCAAGGCGAGAAGTGCCGAGCATGGTGTTTGGAGTTAACACACCTGGACCAGTAGACAAGCGTGTCGGAGCTCCAAAGTCAGAACAAGGTATTCACGGAGCAAAGGCAAACTTCTTCAGCAATAGACTAGGCGGATCTAGCTTTGTAATGGATGACGGTGATGACAAGTTTTTGCGTAAAACTACTGCTGATGCAGGTCCGCCAGAATATGTTAATAAAGAAAATGGTGATCCGGGCGGAGATCCTACTCTTCCGCATAACGAGCTAATACGTCTAAGAACACGTACAGGTCATCAAATACTCATGCACAATACAGAGGATTTGATCTACATCGGAAATGGTCGAGGTACAACTTGGATAGAGATGACCAGTGACGGTAAAATTGATATCTATGCAAACGACAGTATTAGTGTACACACTGATCAAGATTTAAACTTTACTGCTGATCGCGATGTTAACATCGAAGCAGGACGTAATATTAATATGAACGCTAATGCACGTTGGAGTGAAGCAGGTGAAGATGAAGATGTTTCGAGCGGTAATATTAATGTAGAAAGCAAATATAACACTAATTGGCGTGTAGGTAAGGATCTAAAAACTCACGTTGAAGGATTGCGTGACAGCTACACTAAACTAGATTCTAAAATTACTGTTGATGGAAATAGAGATGATCTTACACTAGGGTACCACTACAACTATACACACGGAGATATTAATTTATTAACTGATGCATCATATAAATTACATGCTACAAAAGGAACTGTTGATTTAAAATCTAAAGATAATCTAAATCTTCAATCATCGAGTAAAAGTATTAACTCGTATGCTGCTGAGAAAGTTAGTTTAAAAGCTGGAACAAACATAGACTTAGTTGCTGCTACACAAGTTGCAGCCGATGCGTCTAAAATCTGGTGGAATAGCGAAAAGTCTGCTGACGCGGCACAAGCAAACGAGCCAGCTGAAGCTGTAGAAAGTGCTAAAGTCGATCCGCAACCTGTGTTCATCTTACCTAAAGTTACACCTGGTACAATCTCCGGCAGTTCAGTAGTTAGTATTGTTAAGCGTATGCCAACACACGAGCCTTGGACACACCACGAAAACTTAAATCCTTTGGAATTTAAACCTGAAAAAACAGATATACAAATAACAACAGAATATCCTTTGCCTAGTTCTGTAATCTTCACTACTGATACATTTACTAAAAATAGAATTAGAACAGGCGAAGTTTCAGCTCAAAGACGCCCTGCTAACCCTTCAACAGGTAGTAATGCATCCGGTGCGCAATCTGTAACTGGACAAGGGTCACAATCGGGAGATCCTGCAGAAATACCAGAGTACACTGGACCAGTTACAGTACCTGATGATCTAATAGAATACATTAAATCTAAAGAAGGTTTCCACGCTGTTGCTTTTTGGGATTATCGCCAGTGGACAAACGGGTATGGCACAAGAGCTCGCAGAGCTTATGAAAGAATTACAGAAGAAGAAGCAGTCCGTAGATTACGCATTGATGTACAAAAACGTAGAGATTACGTTGTTGATTGGGCTGTCAGAAATGGCAGAAACTGGAGCGACGATCAAATTAATGCAATGACTAGCTTTATATACAACGGTGGTTACGGTTGGTTGCCTCAAGTAACTGCCAACGGATCACGAACAGATGAAGAAGTAAAAGACTCTATTCTAGCATACGACAAAGCAGGCGGCGAACGTCTAGCTGGTCTTACACAGCGTAGAAGAGAAGAAAGTGCTTGGTTTGCACAAGGTCTAGCATAAGGGTAAATACGATATGAGCACATTAGAAAAAAACTTATACAAACGTGTAAAGGTTGACGATGCACAGACGCAACAGCGCCCGGCTAGTAGTTCTGCATACCGTAGCATTAGTACAGTAAACGAAGCTAATGACGGCTTTCGTTTATATGATCTTGCTGTGATTAAGCAAGATATTATTAACCATTTCCATATTCGCCAAGGCGAAAAACTAGAAAACCCAGAGTTTGGAACTATTATATGGGATGTGCTTTTTGATCCTCTTACAGAAAGTTTAAAACAAGCAATTATAGACAATGTGCAAGATATTATCGACTATGATCCTCGTGTAACCGCTGATCAAGTAGTTGTAAACGAATACGAAAGTGGACTTCAAATTGAATGTACACTAATATATCTTGACTACAGTATTGCAGAAACTATGCGTTTACAGTTTGATCAAGACAACGGATTAACTGCGTAAATTATATACGTACATTTCTAAATACGATAAATACCTTATAACAGAGGAAAGCACATGTCAGCAACAGATAGACAGAATAGATTACTGGTTGCAGAGGATTGGAAACGAGTATATCAATCATTCCGCAACGCAGATTTTCAAAGTTACGATTTCGACAATTTACGTCGAACAATGATTAACTATCTCAGAGAAAACTATCCTGAGGATTTTAACGATTACATTGAATCAACAGAATATCTAGCACTAATTGATCTTATTGCTTTCCTAGGTCAAAACCTTGCTTTCCGTGTTGACTTAAATGCTAGAGAAAACTTCCTTGAACTTGCTGAACGCCGTGAAAGTGTGCTACGTCTTGCACGTATGCTTAACTACAATCCTCGCAGAAACCAAGCAGCAAACGGCTTGCTTAAATTTACAGCAGTAAAAACCGACGAAGATATTATTGATTCAAACGGTACTAACTTAGCAGGCAGTACTATTCAGTGGAACGACAGTACTAACTCAAATTGGTATGAACAGTTTATTAAAGTACTAAATGCTGCTCTTCCTGTCAACGGTGTATTTGGACGTCCTAACAAAGTTGAAAATGTTGCAGGTATTAGCACAGAACAATACCGTGTAAATGGCGTTAACACAAACGTTCCTGTGTTTAGCTTTGAGAAAACAATTGAAGCAAAAGCAACACCTTTTCAAATTGTTAGCACAGATATTGAAAATGGTGCTCTACAAGAAGAACCGCCTGTACCAGGCAACAACTTTGCATTTGTATACAGAGATGACGGACAAGGTGCAGGTAGTGCAAATTCAGGGTTCTTTGCTCACTTCCGCCAGGGCAAACTAAGTAATGGCCAATTTACTATTACACAGCCAACAGAAAACCAAACAGTAGCAATTGATGCTGCTAATATTAACGATAGTGATGTATGGTTATATAAACTAGATTCTAATGGCAATGAAGTAGAATACTGGACTAAAGTTGATGCAGTAGAAGGTAATAACATTATCTACAACAGCATTAATAAAGGTATTAGAAATGTGTACAGTGTTCTAACTCGTGTAGACGATCGTATTAATTTAATCTTTAGTGACGGTGTTTTTGGTAATCTTCCAAAGGGTAGCTTCCGTGCGTACTACCGCACAAGTGCAAACCGCAGCATGATTATTACTCCTGCGAGTATGCGAGGTATTACAACTAAAATACCATACTTGAGCAAATCGGGTAAAGTGCAAAATTTAACAATTACTTATGGTTTACAATACACAGTATCAAATAGCGATACTTCAGAAAGTAACCTAAGTATTAAGTCTAACGCTCCTGCAACATATTACACACAAAACCGTATGATTACAGGTGAGGACTACAACGTAGCACCTCTTGCAGTTAGCCAAGATATTGTAAAAGTAAAAAGTGTAAACAGAACATCAAGCGGTATTAGTCGTTACTTTGATTTAATTGACGCAACTGGCAAATACAGTAAGACTAACTTATACGGCAATGACGGTATAATTTATAAAGAAAACATCGAAAAGAAAACATCGTTTAGTTTCAATACTCAAACAGATGTTGAAGGCGTTATAATTAACTTAATCGAACCAATTCTAAAAGATCGTAAAGTAAAACACTTCTACGCAGATCGTTATCCTAAAGTATTAACAGGTGACTTAGGTGCGTACTGGAACTTAGTGTCAGAAGATACTAACACATTTACAGGTTATTTTGACGACATTGATACACAAATATTCAGCGTAGGAGGTGCAACTACTAACGGATTGCGTTTCGTTGAAGCAGGATCAGTATTAAAGTTTGTAACAGGCGATGCTAACAAATGTTTTGATAAAAACAATAACATTGTAGATCGTCCAGTAACAAACGTCGGTGACAAACCCTACATTTGGACTAAGGTAATACAAGTTGTAGGCAACGGCGCAAATCTAAATGCAGACATTTACCAAGGGCCTATTACGCTTTCGGATAAAATACCGTCTAGAGCACAACTTGACAGAATACTTCCAAAACTTTCTCAAAGTGTATCAGATGACTTAAAAGTGGAAATTATTGACCAAACGTTTGCATACAATGACTTTGGCTTACGCTACGATAACGAATCTAGAGAATGGAGATTAATCAAAGGTTCTGACCTAAATAAGCGTTCAGACTTTAGTGCAGGGTTTGCAGGCGATACAAGCAACTTAAATCTAGATGCAAGTTGGTTGATATTATTCGAAACTAACGGAGAAACTTATAATGTTACATACAGAGGTCTTCGTTATGTGTTTGAAAGCGACAACGAAATACGTTTCTACTACGATTCAAACGACAAAGTGTATGATAATAAAACAGGTAAAATTGTAAAAGATAAAATTAGTGTGTTAAGCATTAATACACAACCTGATAGTTTAATTCCTTTTGCAGAAAACTTTGATTGGGAAATCTTAGAAGAATATAGAGATCGCGAAGGATACATTGATAGTACAAAAGTAGAAGTTACTTTTGCAGACAATGATTCAGATGGTACACTAGACGATCCAGAATTGTTTGTAAACATTGTAAATCCTACAGTTAACCCTGACAATAAGTTAATTGTACTTGAAAAATACTTCACAGAAGCAGGAACAGAAGATTTCCGCTACATAGATTACGAATCAGCAGGTATTAGAATAGGCATTCCTACAACATTAAGTTCATATAATGACGGAGATGTGTTCTATTCTAGCGATAACAACACATTCTATAAACTCAATGCAAGTGTTCCTGAGCTAGTAGTTACATCAAACTACAAAGCATTCCCTGGCAGAGCAAACCTCAAATTCCATTATGTACATGCTGCTGATAGCAATTCTCGTATCGATCCTAGTGCAAGTAACTTAATTGATGTTTACATGCTAACTAAGAACTACGATAGAAACTACAGACAGTTCTTAGATGGACAGATAACCCAACGTCCATTACCGCCAAGTAGCGACGAACTATTTAGACTGTACGGCAGTGAAATTAATAAGATCAAATCAATCTCAGATGAAGTGATTTATCATCCGGTTAAGTACAAAGTGTTGTTTGGACCGCAAGCAAAATCAGATCTACAGTCTACATTTAAACTAGTTAAGAATCCAGATCTTGTGCTTAACGACAACGATGTTAAAACACGAGTAATTGATGCAGTTAACCAATATTTTGCATTAGAAAATTGGGATTTTGGAGATACATTCTATTTCCAAGAACTTGCAACATACGTTATGAATAGACTTGCTCCTGACCTAGTAACAATGGTAATTGTTCCAAAACAAACTGCACAGGCGTTTGGTAGTTTGTTTGAAATACGATCAGAAGCAGACGAAATCTTTATCAACGGTGCAACTGTTGATCAAGTAGAAATTATAGATGAAATTACTGCATCGAGATTAAATGCAGACGGAAATGTAATTACAGCAAGTGCAATTACAAACGGAACAGGCATACAGAGTAGCTAATAGGAAGTAATTAATGGCTTATAATAAAGATCAGCAAGAATCTCCGTTACCAGTAAACGGCCAAGATACAAAGCGTACTAGTGTAGACTTTTTACCTAAGTACTTTAGAACACAGGCAAACAAAAAGCTACTTTCTAGCACACTTGATCAGCTTATACAACCTGGTGTAGCTGAAAAGTTAAGTGGCTACTTTGGTAGAACTACTGCAAAAAGTTTTAGAGCAGGTGACACTTATATTGAAGATGTAAGTGCCCAAAGACAAAGTCGTCAACTAGAACCTGCTACTGTTGTTAAAGACGATCTTGGCAACGTTAAGTTTTATGGCGATTATACAGACTTTGTAAACCAAATTGCAAACTTTAACGGTAATGTTTCTAACCACAGCAAACTAAACAGCCAAGAATATTATGCATGGAATCCTAACATAGATTGGGATAAATTTGTAAACTTCCGTGAGTATTACTGGTTGCCAAACGGACCTCAAACTGTAACAGTATTTGGACAGTCTAAAGAAGTTACTACAACTTACACAGTTACAGTTGAAGATCAAGACGATAATACAGTATACAAATTTAGCCCTCCGGGATTCGAGCCAAATCCTAGCCTAAGACTGTTTAGAGGACAAACATACCGTTTTGAAATTAACACTCCAGGACATCCATTTAGCTTCTCAACTAACTTAAACTTTGCAGACACTCCTGCAGAGCTAAAACAAACTGATAGTGGTTTTTGGTTAGTAAGCACTATTGGCGGTGGTGAAAACGAAAGCTCGCTTTATGTACAAAACATGAAGGCTTACGACTTAGACGGAAATGAAATTGCTCCTGTAAATGTTGAAGAAGGTATTATCGAATTTGAAGTAGCACTAGAAGCACCTGATCGTTTGTACTATGCAAGCCAAAACAGCATTAACACAAGTGGTCTTGTTAAGATAATGAATATCGAAGAAAACACTGCTATTGATGTTAATGAAATTA